TACCTGCGCGATGTAAAAATCCTTCGTCGTAACCATCAAAGCGAACAATTGAACCAATTCCGGAATTTGGCACATCCATTCCATCGACTTTGTATGACTCAATCATTGTGTTACGGAAATTTGTATCAACAGTTACTCGATCAGGTGAGACGCGAGTCCAAGCGCGGACTTTTCCGCCATCGGTCGCGGAATACATTTCAAGCACTTGTCCATAACCGACGCCGTAAAGCCAAATATCTTCGGCAAGCCAAGTGTAGATAAGTGATCCTGGAACTCTTGGGTCGGGTTGATTGATAACGCGCAATGGATCAACGTGTTCGCCGGTAAGTTTGTTATATTGTTCAAGAGGTAATGAGCCAGTCGTTCCGCAGATGATATTTCTAGCGCGAGCAATCGAAGGAACGCTCATTGCAAGCTGACGAGTCGTATTTGTTGCTCCGCCAAGAATGTTATAAACGGAATCGCTAATCTGGACGGGAGTTAGCGCGGCGGTGACATCGCTAGTCTTTTGCGGCGTTTGCGCAGTTACTTGTGGAAAGAAGAAATCTCTGATAGCACCCATTGAGCCTTTATTGTAAAGCCCTTGTGTTACAAGATAACAATATCGACGCCATCATTTGCTTTTGTGGCGTAATGAGTTGCCATAGCTGAGGCAACGGCTCCACAAATAATTGCATTTGAGACTTTACGACCCATTACCCATCCGCCGTCACCGAAAGGCAACTTGACAGCGGATAGGCATTGTTTAGTCAGCTCATCTTGTCCCGAGTGAGCCAACCGCTGCGACGAAATTGCTCCCAGTAATTCATCGCAACTTTGGGCGTAGTCGATGCCATCTATCGGCTCAGTCTTGATCCCAGCCGGTGCTAATCGCGCAGCAACGGCTGATGCAGTTCTGGCTGAATAGGCAACCAGTTGCACCGGATATTTGCGAACCCAATCGGCTAAGTCATTTGCCAAAGATTTATCGTCGAGGTTAGACGGATTGAACCAAGTCTGCAGAAGTATGACTTGGAACTTATCCCCCTCGAGTTTTTGGCTTGCGACTAAAGCCGCTTGCTTGCGGTCTGGACTGAGATCGATAGCCAACCAAGTGTCCATCTCGGGATCAAGTCTGAGACCCTCGACTCGACAAGCTTCCCATTGAGTAGGACTGATGACTGGGTTAATGGTATCGACCCATTGACATAAAACTTCTGTGCGCACAATATCTTCGGGGTCTGACAGGACGGCTCGAATATTGTCCGGATGAACTGTGTGACCGAGTGACGGATTGGCTTGGCAGACACCTAGCCAAAAGTCCGCTGAATTATCGAATTTGATGCCGTTAGGTGCAGACCACTCGAACCAACCAATGTCGTCGGTTCCGCCGTGAATGGCAGCATAGGCTCGCTCGCGTAATTTGTTTAGAACAATCGAGTGTTGATCTCCGGCATTGGAATAAACCCATATTTGAGGATTAGGGCTAGCCATTTGGGTATAACGCAAGGCAGACCATACGTCTTCGTCTTTATATTCTCGGGCTTCGTCTAAGTGAATTGTTTCTGGTGCGGCGATACCTCGACCAGCTGAATTATTAGCTCGGACGATATATCGACGGCCCTCGGTAAATTGCAATTCTTGAAATCCTTTACTTTCCAGTTTCTTAGTAAATTCGGCAGCTAGTCGAGGAGTTTGCTCGATGATTCCATAAATTTTGTAAAACAATTCGGCGGAGGTTGTTAGTTTGTGGGCCGTATGAACCTGTAATTTTTCTTTGAGAACGTAGATTCTGAACAAAATTTGTAGCGCCATAAAGGTTGATTTGCCTTGCTGACGTGCGCACAACAGGGTAACGACTGGGTGCGCCCATCGACCATCCGGCTTGTATTTAAGGGAGTGATGAGCCAACCATTGCTGCCAAGGTAACAACTCGTAGCCGATTTCCTCGCAGAACTTAATCATTTGTTCGCCGTGAGAGGGTAAATCGCTGAGTTTTGTGTGAATTCGTGGGTTTGGCACACCACGGTAAGCCGATTCGTCCCTAGTGCGCGCTATCTCCCTCGATTGCTCCATTATTCTCCAGAGTCGGCCAGATAATGAACGGACGACCCATTTTCAGGGAAAATCTTCCCAATGGGGGTCGTGGGTCTCCCTGCGCTCTCAAAAAAGCGGGGGGTCATACGATCTCGCTTACCACTATTGCAAGGATTACAAGCTGCAACCATATTTTGCGCTTCATCTGTGCCACCTTTACTGATTGGAATGACGTGATCTACTGTAGTCGCTTCTTGTGCGCAGTAATGACAAGTCCAATAATCGCGGTCTAATACTTCTTTGCGCACTCGTTGATAGTAGGCAGATTGATAACGCTTATGTCCCATCAATGCCAGCCTTTACGATCGAAGTGATCTAAAGCTTTACAAGCGTTGCCGTAACGATGGTGAATGTATTTAATCGAAGCTTGTATCTGTCCCTTGGGACTTAAGTCTCTATACCAAGTAGAGCGCATTTGACCCAGCCCATAATGAGAGCCATTCCTAGCCTTTGGATTCCACCTTGACTCATAATGAATTAACCAATTAAAGCACTCAAATTCTTTCCAACTCATTTGATTGTATGCATACAACTTGAGATTCATATCTGCTTTTGATGGTGTTGTATTTATAAATGTCAGAATCGCTGCTAATAGCGTTGTAGCCATCAGGCGGAAACAATAGCCGCCCTCGACACTTCGCCTAGGGCCAGCTCCCGCGCCCGCTCGTAGCGAGAGTGTAATTGGTTTGTCAAGTAATCTACGCATCAACTTTCCTATCATCTCATTATTTGGACAAGTTTTTATAGTATTTACTCCAGTTCAAGCACCTTTCTCACATCAATCTCTTGGCTTCCATTTAATCCAATTATGGCATTTCTCAATCTTTCTCTGCCGTCTCCGTGAAACTTTGTTGTCAAATATGGCTCTGATTCGCTACCTTCCAACCAATCAACTGGCTCACCATTCGGATCAATAACCAATTCATCAACGTAATTGAATTTATCCAATATCGCATCAATTGACGAATCTCTAACTGTTTCAACGATTTCTGATGGGACATTGGCTTTTACCCACTCAACGAACTTTCTATCTGATTTGATAACCCACTTGAATTTTGGCTTTGTGGTCGTTATGTAAGCAACCACCTCATCACCTAATTCAGCCTTTACTCGATCAGCGCCAATAGCGTTCATCTCAGCTTGTAACTCAACCCTTAACTCATCTTTCAAGCGTTTTGCTTGGTCTGCTAACAGGCTAATCGCTGCTAGTTTCAGACTCAGATCCTTGATTGCCATTCTGCTCCCTTTTCTTCGCTCTATTTAATCTGATTTCTAACGATGCCAGATTCACACCCATATCTCGGGCAATGAACTCCTTATCGAAGCCCCACTCCAGCATTTGCCGGATATATGCAATGGAGTGGCCGCTTCGCCTTACTTTGTCTTGCTCGCCCATCCATCTCCCTTGAAATGTGTCGGTGTAGGTGTCCAGATACGCCACATAATCACACCGCAATTGTCGCAGGTTACTTCTTTGGGCTTGTCGAATCCAAGCGCGACATCCTTAACGCCTTCGCATTTATCGCACTTAAACTCATATATCGGCATCAATAAACCTTTCAAGTGTCGCATTGCCATTCCAGTAACGCTCTTTGATGCGCTCCTGCCCACTGGCTATTTTACAGATTCGGCATTTAGCGGCCTTCATTTTGTAATTACCGCATTGGTCGCATCGGTCAATTTCATCCTCTCGACTAATCACTCGGTCAATTGGATCAAATAAGCGCTGCTCAAAGCAATTCTGACACTCCATCAGCCAGACCATTTCGCCCTCTTCAATCTCGGACTCGTAAGCGGTAATCCCTCGATGAGGCGTCACCTTCTTACAAGGGCCGCACTTAAATGGGTGCATTTCATTAATCACCGCTGAAACGCCCATTTACCATCTGATCCGATTTTCATCCATCGAGCTGGATGGCCGGACTTGGGGACTGGGCAGACCCATCCTCGATATTCTTTGCCTTCCTTTGTGCCTTGCTTGAGAATCATCGGGCCGCAACCTTGTGCGCACAATGGAATCTCATCAATTATCTCAGCACCGAATTCTTTAGCCATATCGCTTACATCCCAAACAATTGGCTCGGGATCATTAGGCCGTTGTTCTTTTACGAATTCAGCCAGTTCTGGCTTTGTTGTCTGAATTGGTTTCTTTGGAGCAACAGTTGGCTTTGCAAAGTAGCCAGCGAGGTTAAGAGCTCGACCAAGAGCACCTGTTTCCGCAAGTTCCAAACTATATTGTTTAGACTTCGACTCTGACGATAATCCGGTTGTCCAAGCCGCAGCATCAGCTTCAGTCCGAAACAACTCGCATTTAACAATATAGACATCACAAGCACTTGTAAGCGATTCTTCAAGGACGTGGGTCTTAATTCGGTAATCCGGATACGCATTAATAAACTCCTTTAAGCGGTCTTGCACACTTACATAATCATCAAGGTAATTCGACATTTAACTTCTCGCTCCCTGCGAACTGTTCGATCGCATAATCTAATTGTTCTTTTAACGACCAGAATGTTCCGTCCGGCCAGTTCTGCACCTCATTGGCGCAAGGTTGGCAATAGAACCGCACCTGCGCCCTTCGGATTGGTGTTTCAGATTGGACTTTCCATACTGCTGGACTTTGTGCCAATGGATGCCAAGATCCATCTTTCAATTGGCCCCATCTACTTTTACAAGCATCACACCACTGTCTTGGATTAGAGTTGCGAGTCAGACTCAACGTCGTCCCAATCTTCTGGTGTAGAAAATCTGCATCGACCCAAGATAGCGGCGTATCCAATGAGATCGAGATACGAATCTTCGCGCTCTGGACTTTCCACCATTCTGCTGAGTTTGGTCGCGATAAAGATAAGCGCCACGTCAGCTGGGTCTCTGAGCTGAATACCGAGCAGCTTTGAGATTTTGTAAATGCGTAAAAGATTGTGCCTCGGGTCGCCATATTCCATCCCTCGGTCTTCAAGGGTGTCACCAGCGTCCGAGAGCCAGTCACTTAACGATCTCTCTGACATTGATACTCGCTCTCCCTCGTTTATAGCCTTCATTGAAAGCTTTGGCTTTAATGCCGATATATGTCCGGTAAATAATCCAGACGGATGAGCAATATGCGGCCCAGATAATTGCATCTGAATATCTACTCCACATCAGCGCTCACCCCGAATCTATCTAGCCAATATGCGGATATTTCTTCGCGACTCAAACGACCGCGAGCAGACTTACGTCCAAGCGACTCAATTGCGTATCTACGGATTATCTGGCCTTTAACGTAATTAGCGCCATCAGACCAAGCACCCGAAGTTGAATCAAATCGAATTACTTTCGGATTATTTATCACTTACTCTCCCTTCTAAACCCTAGAAAATGGATTTAGTGGGATAAATGTATTTACTTAAATCTATTTAGACAAGTAGCAGCTCGGCGTGGCGAATATCTAAGAAGGCGCATAGTTTTTCGACTGTGCCTCGATTGGCAAAGTCGGTCTTATCGGGCAATGGCCTTAAAACCCATTCTACGGCCTTTATAGCCCCTAAATCGAACTGATAGACCCCTTGTGGGGTTGAGTTGATATAAAGCGTCCTGGCGCCCGTTCTAGCCCTTATATCGGCCAAGTAATCCCACTTCCGCTTCTCAATCAGCAATGTGGGGTAATGAGTGCGCCGACACTTAAGTTCGATGTATGCGTCGTGGGTGATGCCGTCGTGCTTGTCGGTCGGTGATACTGGCGTCAGGTCTGGATAAATGGCCTTTAACGCCTCGAATAACTCGACCTCGCGAAGATAAATTAGTCGTCATCCTCATCGAAATCATCAAGCGGATTCTTGATGGGGTCTTTCGGATCAACTATCCAATCGGGATACGAACTGCGATCCATTGCAAAAGCCAAAGCTGAACCCTCGTCCATACCGGCTCGACGGCAAGCGTCATATACTTCTTTGGCAGCAATAGCCCAGAAATCCAGTTTTGTAAGAATTGGCTCTTTAGTCGTCTTGCGACGTTTAGCCACCTTCTTGGCCGGCTTCTTAGCGCGCTTTGTTGCCACCCTTTGCCACCTTTCGACTGAGGGCCAATTCTAACTGACTCTCCATCTTGTCGAGGCGCGACACAATCGGAATGTTTTCAAGTTTTATGATGTAACGAAGGCCAGCGATAAGTAAGGCAATTGATCCGAGGACTGAGGCAACGAATCCAGCGATGGTATTAGCGTCCATTACCGGACTTTGCCGTAACGCTCGTAATTGGGGTTTAGCCAGTTAATCACGGAAGGCAACACACTCACAAGTGCCGCATTGAGAATGTAATCGGGTTGAAGACCGACCGAGAGATATGTTGATAGAGCCGTCGCGAGGAAAGTCTTCGCCCACGTTTCCGCCATCTTTTTCAATTCGTTCATTGTTGTCTCCTTCGAGGTTGAACCAAGATCCGTCTTTATCTCCCAAAGTTGTAAAGCTAATGTGGAAGTGCGACCGGTGAGGGTTCGCACCTCTGTATTTTCTGCGCTTCCAATTCATAATCGGACTCATAATTTGTCCGTCATAAATAATGTATTTAATCCGCTTGTCGCCTCGCTTGGCGCATTTGCGAATCTTCTCCACTAGGGCATAAGCCTCTTCTTTGTGGGCATTGAGATCTGCGTCAATATCGAGAGCGCGGACTATTCCATCTTGCGGTATATGGTCTGAAGTGCCTTTCGCCAGATGGCGAGCATCAGCAATCCAGCCATCAGACTTGCGATCGCGATCAGGATAGTTGTCATCTATTTGCTCCCGAAGTTGTTGCCCAGCCTTGCATAATTTGGGCATTATTTTCCTAATTTAAGACCTTTTGGAATTGGTTTGGAATAATTCCACTCTGCAATGAAATCACCAAAATCATCGCTATCGTTTTGCAAATGAATACCTTCGCGCTGAAAATCTTTATTTGCCAATTCAGGATAAAATTCGATAATTTGTTCCAGCAAAGTCATATTAACTCCTTATCCAAACGCCTTCAAAATAGGTTTTTGTTGTTCCATTGTAAAAAAATTCGCTTGGCGTTCCATCTCTGACATATCCATAAAGTTCGACGTAATCGGTCGTTCCATTCATATAAATCAAATCACTTACGATTGATGTTCCTTCATCTTGCGGTGCAGGGCCTTTGATGCCTTGACTTGCTAATGAGCCGTTTAAGTAAATTGCTGCCCAGACATAATACGCTGAACCTTCTTGGCACTCCGCAGTAATTTTACCGGTCAAGTTGTAATATCCAGCTGTCGTAGGTGTAAAACGATAATTTGTGGTGCTATCAAAACAAGATGCAGTATCAAAAGTTTCGGCGTTCAATTGCACTTTGGTCCAAGTATTTCCGGTTACGGATTGAGTTGTTGTATTTCTAAAAGCCCTAAATGCCGGACCATTGGATGAAGCTGCAGTTGCCCATTTGACCTTATATGGGCTTACTGTTGTATCAGCCGTTAAAACCTGACCTGTCGTTCCGATTGGCAGATTGTCGAATGTGCCAGAGCCGGTTCCAACAATAATGTCACCAGCAGCAGTTATTTCGGTTGCCATTGAATTCGTAATCGTTACTGCGCCAGAAGTTCCACCGCCGCTAATACCAGTTCCAGCGGTAACGGCAGTTATGTCACCTTGATCGTTAGCAATCCAAGTGAAATCCATATCCGTATTGGATGCTTTAGATAAAATCTGACCAGTTGTGCCACCTTTGAGATCAACCATCGACGTATCGATGCCGTTGCCCAACGTGCGGATGGCTAGTGCGCCGTCCTTCACAAGATCCGTGTCAGCTGGGGTTGTCCAGCCGAAGTTAGTTGTTGTTGGCATTAACTAATCACTCCAATCGCGTCCTGCCATTCTAAGGTGTTAAGGATACTATTCCAGCTTTCTGCCACATTAACTTGGTCCCAAGTTTGAGCAACTGCCGAGAATTCCGTTGGTGAGGCCGTGAAAGTCAGATTAAGGCCGTTCTGGGTGCTAGTCCAAGTCCAGCCTTCGATATAGCCAGTGAATTCGCCGCCATAGATATTGATGGGCAGGTTGGTTATTTTGACGGGTTGGCCCATAAATATATTTAATAAAGCATCTCGATCAGAATTTCCGATTTCTGGATTTTGTAGCGGATAAGTAATGGAATCAAAATACGCTCGAGGATAGGCTCGCAAAGCAACCTGACGATTGGCAACGTCTTGAGCGTCGGTAGCGTCGTGAATATAGGAATTCTCTTGAACTTGGTAAAGCCCATAAAGGTCAATTGAATCTTGATCCGTAGCAGATTTCGAGCTATTAAAATTGTTGCCATAGTTGATTTGGTATTTATTGACGATTTTGCCAGAACGCACTGATTGGCGAATTCCTTGAGCAAAGGCTTCGCGGCCGTCCAATTCGGTATAACCATTGGCTAGCAGGTAATTTTGACGATGTGCTGCATCGGCATACCCAATTTCGCCATTGGCATTTTCATAAATATAGCCAAGAGCTGAATTGGCAATTTGAGTGACGATTGAATAATAATCAATTGGATCAGCCGAGCGTTGTTCCATTTCGTATTGGCCCGGCCTATCAATGTCCCCAAGACCAACATCTCCAGCATTTACCCATTGAGTTGTTGGATCATAAGTGGACCATTGAGCGGCCGGTGATACTTCATTCCAAGAGGCCAATAAAAGGTCGCTCAAAATTGTATAAATTTGGTCGCCGTCATCGTCCTGAGCTAAAGAAGTCGTCCATACGGCTTTGTAAAGTTTTGATAAAGCGCCGAGAGCAATAATTTGGATTTGAGTGACGTAATTGGCTTCGCCAGCGGATCTGATGCTTGTCGTTATGTCGGATAGTCTGCCGCCGAAAATTGACACCCAGTTTGCGGAAGTATCTTTCACTTCAATTGTGACTCCAGTATTGACTGTCCAAGTGTAGGTTGTGTTGGAAGTATTAACTAGCGTTAAGTTGCAGTAACCAGCTTGTGCTTGAGTATTAATGTCAGTTCGGCCACTTGTTATGGTAAAACCAACCAACGTCAAATCGGTTGCGTTTGTGCCGTTAATTAAAACTCGATATTGAGGCGTCCAAGCTGTCATAGCAGATTAAAGGCGATTGACCCACCGCCGCCAGTTCCTCGAGCGGTTGCTGTGTTAAGCGCTGAAACTACTGCTCGACTAAATCCTTCTTCATCGATCGCGCTTGGCGCATTGACGTTAATGGTTACGCCAGACGCAGCTGCGATTCCAGCCAAAGTCGTCGTATTAACGCCGGATTGGGCAAAAGTCGGCATTGAGATTGCGGTGGTTGATCCGACCGGAACGCTTGGCGCTGATGCGACAACTTTAGGAGCAGTCGTAACTGGCGCTGGAACTGAAGTTTTTGGACTAACCGGCGCAGAATTAGCAGATCCGCTTGATGGTGGAATGATTGACGCGCCGCCAAATGGCAGGCTTGCGGTTGGAACGCTCCCAGTCATCGTTGGGGACGAGGTAGCGATGTTCGGAATCGTTGAGATATTTGGCAGAATTGGAATTGCGTTGTAAGCGCGAATAATTTTATTGACCGCGTCAATGACGTCATTAGCCAATTCTTTGACTTTGCTGGTGACTGTCCCAATGATGTTAATGATCCCAGCGATTGTTGAACCGACTGATTTGATAGCGCCTACTAAAGCAGTCTCAAAAATAGGCACTAAATATGTTTTGATAAAAGACCATAAATCGCGTAACGCGGCTTCATTATTTTTGAAAGCCTCAACGATCGGATCGATGGCTGCTCTCTTGGCTTCTTGGAATTTAGGTATCAAGACATTAACTACATAATCTAAAAGTCTTTGAATGATTGGCAACAATTGGGCGCCAATTGCTTCTTTAGCTTCATCGAAGCCGACTTTTAATCTGGCAATTTGACCCTCAAAGGTATTGGCTTGCGCGGCTGCTGCTCCGCCGAAAGTTTGACCTAATTGGGTTACTGCACCCTCAAGACCCATAGTTTTGATTTCGGCAGCTGATAAACCAATTCCTAAACGAGCGAGAGACGCGGTGTTGCCTTCATAGGCTTTACCTAATGCGTTGGAAACTGTCTCGACGTCTTTGCCAGTCGCGGCTGAAATGTCAAGAGCAAGAGTGAGAAGTTTTTGTGACTGCTCGACTGATCCGGTTGCAGTTGCGAGTCTTTGCAGAGCCGGACGAAGTTTGTCATCTGCAACACCGGTGGCGAGTGCGGTTTTACTAATCTGATCCTCAACGGCCTTAATTTGGGCCTCAGTTGCCCCTGTAACGTTCTCTAAGGCTAGGGCTAGGCGCTTCTGTGCAGCCTCATCTTCTATGGCCGCTTTGACGCCTTCAATGGCTAATTTGCCCGCATAGGCAGCAGCCGCAGCAGCGGCAGCGGCAAAAGCCGCAGCAGCGACCTTGCCAAATTTTTCTAACTTACCGCCGAAAGTTTCGACTTCATTTGACCCAATATCTAATTTCTTTTTAAGATCATCGACGTCTGCGAGGATTGATAACTTAAGGGTTCTACTTCCGGCCATCAGTCATCCCACTTTCCGAGAATCTTAGAAAACGCATCTTCCCACTTTGCAATTAATTGAGGCTGAATTTTGCGAAGTGCCGGATAGATGAAATAGCCAGAATTTCCTCTGCCTTGTCTTGGGGTGCGTCGTGGGAATTGACGATAACGATTAGATCCGAATTCATAACCTGCCCAGAGATCTTTAGTTGATCCCCCACCAGAAAAGCGCTGACTCGCGAATCCATAAGACAACTCGCCAATCTTCGAGGTTTTGGAAACTTTAACGCCACTTGTAATGCGATCGACAACGGCTTGCCCAAAGGTTCTTGTGATGCCGTAGGCCTTAACCTCGTTGGCGGCATATTGAGCCAACGCAAAACTTTCGCGTTTAGCCGCATCAATAGCTTCATCGTCCATCGCCTTGAACGCGGTAATGATTGAACGAAGTTCGCGTTTGTCATAGCTGATTGGCTCATCTGCCACGTCCGTTGCGCTCCTTCAATATGTCAATCGCCGTTAATACTTGCTCGATGTCCGTCCATTCGCTCATCGGAATTCCTGTCGCAATTGCGACTTCAATGAGAAGCCGATTTACGCTTCCGGACTCGTAGCTTTTGGGCTTTCATCCCCAATCAACATTTCATCAATTGAGAGTTCCCAAATTTCTTGCGACTTTGTGGGTTTTCCAGCTGCTTCTCGCTTGTAAGCGTAATAAGCAAGATCGAGAAAATCGGCTTGTTGGTATGCCGAAATATCCTTCATCGAATAAATCGACTTGCCAGTTTTGCGTTCCCACTTGGCCCATTCAGGTAAGCCGGCCACATAAGTAACCGACTCACCCGTTATGTATTTAATTGTTATTGATAACTTCATCTCCCGATGCTCCGATCTCTTAGCTGAAGGTCTCTGTTACTGCGCCCTTCGATACCTTGAAGGTGAAGGATACTGTTTGTGCATCAATTCCCGATCCACCAGCTGTTGGGAATTCTGGAAGGATTGGGAAAACAAATTGAGCGCCGGTTGCGGCGGTTAATGTAACGCTGATGTCTGTATCTGGTGCTGATTCTGCAGCTGCCCAAAGTGCTTCGCATACGGAGTTAGCTTTGCCCCAGTCTGCGAGCATATCTAACTGGAATGTGCCTTCGATATTGACTGTCTTGTAAGCCTCGCCGTCGAGAGTCTGATACGTCTCGCGGACGTTGGTCTTAGTCAAAACTGCGTTTGTCGCTTGGGCTTCGATATCTGTTCCACCTGTGAAAGATAGCGAAATGTCGCGACCGGTGATGACTGTGGTTGCCACTTTTTCTCCTTAGTTGGTCTGTGTGTAATAGGTGGAAACGCGAATATCAGCGACCAATAAATTGACCGCTCCCACTTGCGTAACCGATGGCCGTTCTACTGGACCGACTGTGTAGCCGTCCGGAATTACTGCCAAAACTGAAAATATCAGCTGCTCGAGATTATCGAGTGATGCTGGATTGGAAAGATAAGCGACTCCGCAAGTAATCGTCATATTAATCTTGGCGTGAATCGTTGAGTCGTTAATTGTGTTTAATTCTAAATAAGGTGAATCTGGAACAAGAATAACCGCTGGAACTTGCACAGCTTCGGGAACATAACTATAAACATTCGCCGAAACGGAGGCAAGTGCAGTTGCCAGCGGTGTGCGGATAGACGATAAAACTGTTGAGGCAGGCATTAACCCACCATCGCATCGGTATCAAGATATGGCCCGAGAAGACCAGTTACTTTAGCAAGAAGATTCTTAGAAAGTCTGTAAGGTGTTACTGCGAAATCGATTCCTTCGATGGATCCACCGGCAGCGGTTCTGGCTTGGAAGATTTCGACAGAAATAGCCAAAACTGCAGCTTCGACGTTAGCATTTCCGACATAGGTTGATGCACCAGAGAGCGCAGCGTTTCCGGCTGGGATAATGTTCTTTTCCAGTATGTCAGCATTTGTGATGGCGGCGGTAAATACATAGGGGCCAATTAAATCATCTGTAACCGTGTGAGTGCCGTTAAAAGGTGATCCGACACTTGTGATGACAACCGATTGACCTTCGGTGAATTCGTGAATTGTTGCGGTGTGGAAATAAGCAACGTTATTTTCTAAAGAAACTTTGTTAATTTTGCTCTGGAAGGTAACGAGCATCGGCAAGACCAGATTTTCACTCGCATCCACAATGTCGGCAAGATAAGCATCCGAATAAAGGGAAGACGAGACGCCAAGAATGGTTCTTAGCTCTGCAGCCGTGACGATTGTTGGCATCTCGTTTCCTTTCGATCTAGAGGGTGACAGGCCAGCTCGGGAGCGGACTGGCCGTCACTTTTAGGGATTTAACTACGCGACCATCCAGCGATACGCTCCGGAGCCAATCTTCGTTGCCAAGGCTCCATAGCCATAGTAAGCAACTTCGATTTGACCATTAAGAGCGACGTTCGTCTGAAGACGGAAACGTGAGGATTCATACCAAGTGTATGCATCTGGATTGATAACGATGATGGTGTTGTCGCCAACGCCGGAACCTGTTGTGAGGTTACGATCAACGCGGAAGTTCAAGCCGAGAAGGTTTCCAACTGCTGAAGTGCTGGAAAGATTTCCGCCTTGGTTCATATTGCCAATAAGGTTCTGATAAATCGGACGTCCGTTATCAGCAAGGTTCTGAATCGCGCCCCATTGCTGAGGTGATGCGATGATGTTTTGAGCGAATCCGAGAGTTCCAGCGTAGATTGAAACGCCAGCATCAGATACGAAGTCGAGAAGACCAGCAGCATCAAGAGTGCGGTTTCCTCCATCAGTTCCACCGGCGATTAGGCCAGCGACAACTGCAACGTCGGTTGCCTTTGCGTATGCGTATTCCATTTGGCGAACGAGTTCATCAAAGAACGCTGGTGAAGAACGATCAAGAAGTTCAACGGAGAAAGTTTGTCCGCCTGCATACTTCTTAACGGATACTGAAAGGAATTCGTTTGTCATTCCCGTCTCATCAATTGCAGCTGCTTCGGCTTCTTCGCCTACTGTTGGGACTGCTGTGATTTTAGGAATCTCGAAAGACATTCCTGCATCTGGAAGAACGCCGCGAGATACCGAATCAACGGCTGGGCGATCTGCATTGGAAAGTGGGTTGATGATTTCGGTCAATTGACGTGTCGGGATGAGACCAGCGTTGTTGCTTGTGGTGTCATCTGCAGCCATCACATATTGACGTGCAGAATCATCACCGAGCTTAGCGCGAACGCTATTCTCGAGATATTTCGCCTTTGTGAACTCAAGGCGAGGAGTTGTGTAGAACGCTGGGCGTGATGCCGAGACAGATTCTACTTTAGCTGCTTCTACCGCTTCATCAACGGCAGGAGCAGGAGCGGTAGTGTCAGACACTTGTTCTCCTTCGGTTGGTTTGTCTGAAGCAGCGGTTGCGGCATCAGAATCTTCTTTGGGTGCTTCATTCTCGGAAGCAGCGACTTCGCTTACTCGAGCGGAATCAATTGCAGGATCAGTAACGAGAGAGACTTCATCAAGGGTCGCTGACGTAATCTGCATAACGCCTTTGTTATTTGTCCATTCGTTTATTTGTGCGCCAACGCTAAATCCGTCGCGCAATCCTTCGGTGGCTTCAATCAACGCATCTTCTCCGGCCATTGTGTTCGCAATCTTGAATGTAGCCACAATTCCATTCGCGGTTACTTCGTGGCTCATCATCTTTCCAATTGGACGAGTGCGGTCGTGCTCGAGGAGCAATTTAACCGGCTTCATCTCAATTGAATCAGCAGCAAAGACAGTTGGGCCGACAGAGGTATTACCCTGTTCGTTCCAAGTGACAATTGTGCCGCTAATGGTGCGCTTTACTGTGTCCGCAGCCGTGACAGTCATTGGCATATTGATCTTCATCGGATCAAGTCCTCTTCTTCTTGGATTTGCTCAACGCTCATCGCGCCGATGCGGTTTAGGATTTCATAAACCTGCGCACGTTCTAATGGGTTGCCGCGCAGGAAGTCGTCCAAGTCAAAACGCACTTCGGTTGTTGCTGGGACGAAATCTGGCATTGATAAACGTTTCTCAATTGCAGTCAATAATGGACGAAGTGAGAAATCAACCAAGGAGCGCCGCTCACTAATTGAATTTGAGTATGTCATCGAAGTAGTTTCGGCGCTCAGGAAGTATGCTGGAATTCCAGCTGCTCGAGCCAATTCTAGTGCGACATATTGACGTGCTTCGGCAAGTTGTAAGGATTTTGGATCATAACCAAATTCTTTAAGATCAACGTCAGCATTAAGGAAAGCCGTTGAGCGAGTTTGACGAGCAGTTCTCCAAGCTGAAAGAAGTGATGAAACTCTTTCAGCAGTTAAATTTGTTCCGTTTGATTTGAGAACCATTGACGGATTAGGTTCTTTTGCGTAATTAACCGCAGCGTTCTCGAGATAGACCGCAGCAGCAACAGTTTTACCTGCGCGATGTAAAAATCCTTCGTCGTAACCATCAAAGCGAACAATTGAACCAATTCCGGAATTTGGCACATCCATTCCATCGACTTTGTATGACTCAATCATTGTGTTACGGAAATTTGTATCGACAGTCACTCGATCAGGTGAGACGCGAGTCCAAGCGCGGACTTTTCCGCCATCGGTTGCAGAATACATTTCTAAAACTTGTCCATATCCTACGCCGTAAAGCCAGATGTCTTCCGCCAACCAAGTGTAAATTAATGAGCCAGGAACTCTTGGGTCGGGTTGATTAATAACGCGCAATGGATCAACGTGTTCGCCGGTAAGTTTGTTATATTGCTCGAGAGGGAGCGAGCCGGTCGTTCCGCAAATGATATTGCGAGCGCGAGCAATTGAAGGAACACTCATTGCAAGCTGACGAGTCGTATTTGTTGCTCCGCCAAGAATGTTATAGACGGAATCGCTAATCTGAACGGGAGTTAGCGCGGCGGTGACATCGCTGGACTTTGGCGGTGTCTGCGCAGTTATTTGTGGAAAGAAGAAATCTCTGATTGCACCCATTGAGCCTTTATTGTAAAGGCCTTGTGTTACAAGATGACTATATCGACTCCATCATTCGCTTTTGTGGCGTAGTGAGTTGCCATCGCCGACGCAACCGCTCCACAGATGATCGCATTAGATACTTTACGACCCATTACCCATCCGCCATCACCGAAAGGCAATTTGACGGCGGATAGGCATTGTTTAGTCAGCTCATCTTGTCCCGAGTGAGCCAACCGCTGAGATGAAATTGCTCCCAGTAATTCATCGCAGCTCTGGGCGTAGTCGATGCCGTCTATCGGCTCAGTCTTGATCCCAGCCGGTGCTAATCGCGCAGCAACGGCTGATGCAGTTCTGGCTGAATAGGCAACCAGTTGCACCGGATATTTGCGAACCCAATCGGCTAAGTCATTGGCCAAAGATTTATCGTCGAGGTTAGACGGATTGAACCAAGTCTGTAGAAGTATGACTTGGAATTTATCCCCTTCGAGTTTTTGGCTTGCGACTAAGGCCGCTTGCTTTCGGTCCGGACTGAGATCAATAGCCAACCAAGTGTCCGTCTCGGAATCAAGTCTGAGACCCTCGACTCGACAAGCTTCCCATTGAGTAGGACTGATGACTGGATTGATGGTATCGACCCATTGACATAAAACTTCTGTGCGCACAATATCTTCGGGGTCTGACAGGACGGCTCGGATATTGTCCGGATGAACTGTGTGACCGAGTGACGGATTGGCTTGACAGACGCCTAACCAAAAGTCCGCTGAGTTATCAAATTTAATGCCGTTAGGTGCAGACCACTCGAACCAACCAATGTCATCGGTTCCGCCGTGAATGGCAGCATAGGCTCGCTCGCGTAATTTGTTAAGAACGATTGAGTGCTGATCTCCGGCATTGGAATAAACCCATATTTGAGGATTTGGGCTAGCCATTTGGGTATATCGCAAGGCAGACCATACGTCCTCATCTTTGTATTCTCGGGCTTCGTCAAGATGAATAGTTTCTGGTGCGGCAATACCTCGACCGGCTGAGTTATTGGCTCGGACGATGTATCGACGGCCTTCGGTAAATTGCAGCTCTTGAAATCCTTTACTTTCTAGCTTCTTAGTAAATTCAGCAGCTAGTCGAGGAGTCTGCTCGATGATTCCATAGATTTTGTAAAACAATTCAGCTGAGGTGGTTAGTTTGTGGGCCGTATGAACCTGCAATTTTTCCTTAAGAACGTAGATCCGAAATAAAATTTGGAGCGCCATAAAGGTTGATTTGCCCTGCTGACGTGCGCACAAAAGGGTGACAACTGGGTGCGCCCATCGACCATCCGGCTTGTATTTCAGCGAGTGATGGGCCAACCATTGCTGCCAAGGAAGCAAGGTATAACCGATTTCCTCACAAAATTTAATCATTTGCTCGCCGTGAGAGGGTAAATCGCTGAGTTTTGTGTGAATTCGTGGGTTTGGCACACCACGATAAGCCGATTCGTCCCGAGTCCTTGCGATCTCTTTCGATTGCTCCATTAATCTCCAGAGTCGGCCAGATAATGAACGGA